GTAATATCACGAACAATAACAATGCTGTCATCTGCTGTAGCACCACCACCTAGTGTTATTGTGCCTCCAGCTCCAAACTCATATGCACTATCACTCGCATTGGCTGTACCTTGTACGCTAAACTGAGCTACACTACTTGGTGCAGCATTAAAGGTTAGTTCCGAGCCGTTTCTAAAGACTTTAATATCAGATGTATTAAAGAACTCAAATCCTATAGTAAATACTGTTTGTCCGCCTGTAGCAGTATATGTATTTCTTGGCGTATTTTTTGCACTCGCTATTGTCATCTAAAGTACTCCCTCGCTATTGTATTGTATGTATCTTTAAAATTAATAAAAGAGTTATTAAACCATAACAAATTATTTAATGGAATTAAACGTCTAATTGTAGCTGCTTTTTCATCAAAAGGCAGGTCCTCTCTAAAAGCATATATTAAATCAGCTAACATGCCTGGAGCTGCACCAATAAATTCACCTGTAGCATCAGCAGCATTGGCCTCACCAAATCTGCCTGGAGTTCCTATTATAGGTCTTACACCCATAGGTGTATTAAACATGCCTTCTGATACAACTTCTACCATAAAGTTTAAATCGCCAGGCAATCCTAAAACACCTGACATTTCTAAAGCACGATATACTTTTTCTTGTGAAGTTTTATGTTGATGATAAGTAGGATTTTTTAAATAATCACCCATATATGCAAAAGCATACATAGCAGCTATACCAGCCATAATACTTGTTTCTCTACCACCTGCTGCTGACAACATTAACTTTCTATTACTTGCAAATGACCAGGCAAAGAATTGTAATGGCAATGCTAGAAAACCATTATTAATTTTTCCTCCTGCTTCTGTTTTTTCAAAACCAAAAAACTTCATCACTTCATTATCTAATGCTTTTGCTAAGTTTTCGTTTTTAACTCTTATTACACCAAACATCATATTAGGTTTATCAGCTATACTTGGTGTAATAATTGTTCTTTGCACATCATTAAATGTGGCATACCTTAATTTTCTACCTAATGCTGCACCATTTTTAGTTTTGAGTGCAGCTTCTTCTGTTAAATAATGCAAACCATTTTTTGTTTTTTCTATTGGTAATTTTGCTATTGCTCTTGCCTCTGCTTTGCTTATACCATAACTAGCAAGTCGAGCTATATCTGATTCTGATGCTGTACCTTTTGCTACTTTAATTGAATCTTCTAAAAATCTATGTGTAGATATATGTCCTGTCCATTGTTTTACTAATTGTGTATGTGGTGATAATAGGTTTGCATGATAAAATGGACTTTGTAATCTATCTAGTGGTTTACCTATTATTTTATCAAAAAATCTACCCAAAATTGTTGTACCAGAACCAACTCTTTCTTGTTGAGATATTAATCTTTGTATTGAAGTATCATTCATGACTACATCAAAAGCATCTGCCAACCATTTATTAGCTTCAAGTGCTTTATTTAATTCATCGCTATATGGTGAAAATGGATTCTTTGCATTTAGTACTTTCATTGTATCTGCTAAACCATGTACCATTGGCATACGACCTATGTCTACTAAAGATGACAAATATACTTTACCCATCATAGCTAAACTACCCCAGTTTCTAAGAGCATGTGGTAATCTTGATTTAAAAAATGATGATGGGTCTCCTGTATTATATATATTATAAACTTTATCTCTTGAGTTTCTTAAAGTTTGCATAGTTTCTTTTATGTATGGTAAATTACCTACACCTTCATTCAACAACATATCAAGTTCTGTGTCCCATAAATCTGTTTTCATTTGGCTATCACCAAACCTTTTGGTTACTTCTATACGTTTGTACATTCTGTCGCTATACTGTCTAAATAAATAATTTATATCTCTTACTAAAAAACCTTCTAGTTCTTTATCAGTCATAGTAAGTTTTCTACTCATAAGATTAGATGCACCAGTTAAGACACCTTTATCAGATTTTTTAATACCTAAATCATTTTCCATATTAATACCTTGAGTATCATCTACAATATCATCTAATGTTTGTTGTACTCTAAGATTAATTGAATAAGCATCATTAGGTTCAAATACAGAAACAATATCACCATTATCATTTTTGTATTTAAATACTCTAGGATTTTTTGCAAAGTGTTTGAATATTTTACCTCTTAATGAATTTTCATCAGGTACGCTGTAAAATCTATTATCTACTTCATCTATTTTTAAACTTCTTAACGAATAATCTTTTTTATTTAATGTTCTAATTTTACCATCAACCTTGACTTTTATTTTTCCATTTTCTAATACTTCCTCAATATTTGCATATGTAAAGTCTCTGTCATTTGCTGCTCTACGAAACTGTACTACCATGCCTTTGACCATGCCATTTTTAACTTTTAAAGGATTTTTTATAGTTGCAGGTGGTAAAAAATTTACATCATTTGCAGTTATATCTTTAAGTACATTTTCTACATCAAATACACGATTAACATAATTTTCTACCATCGGATCAAATTCATTTTCTATTTGTAATTCTAAATCTCTTTCTATAGCATCTAAGTCTTTAACTTCATCATCAGCTCTTTTTTTCAATGCATTTAATTCTTTAATTAAAACTTTATTGTTTGGAGTTTCTTGTTTTACTCTTGCTATTTCAGCTTCTATTCTATCTAGTCTTTCTAAAAACTTTGCTTTATTTCTTGATACAACAGCTTGTGATTGAAACATTCCTAAGTCTTTTGCTTGTTGACCAATTTCGTCATACATCACTCTTGCATCAGCAGCAAACTTCTGTACTGCTTCGGATTGTTGTAATCTAAATTCTTCATCTCCCATAGCTCTGCCAACTACTTCTTTAAATTCTTGAAAAGTCATTCTTGCTTCTAAACCAGGCCTACCTCCAGCTCTTTTTACTTTGTCTACTAATCCTGCAACTATATCTTTTCCTTTTTGTGCTTGTGCTACTGGGTCATAACCAAGTATACTTTGTTGTCCATCAGCAGCTATATTTCTATGTGCTTTCCAAGCATTATGCAAACCTGTATTAAAACTACCTACAGCTTGAAAATGATTTAAAGTTGCTCTTGTTAATGCACTATGAGTTACTTTTTGACCAAACTTTGCACCTCTTTGGATAATACCTGCATCACCAAATAATGCTACTGCTTTGTCAGCTATACGATTTCCTAACTCTGTATTTCTAAATTTATTATTAGTTAACTCACCAAAATCTGTTACCCATCTATCTACTCTTTCAGCCCATATATTTCTGTCTTTACCAACACCACCTATATTTCTTTTAATATTAGATATATTTGCATTTTCTAATATTTCTCTATTTAATAAATTTTCTGCTTCTATAGAATTTTTTGCTTTTGGCTGTCCACCTATAAATTTTGTTATCTCTTTATCAATCAAAAACTTTTTAAAATCTTCTACATTGTTAAATTTTGGTAGATTTGTAACACCTGCTTTACCTGATATTCTATAATTATCATTCATAAAATCTTTATGTATTCTAGCTTCATCTATAACAATAGTATTATCTTTTACACCTGACCTTTTATCTGATGCTCTTTTTATATGCACATATTTTCTACTGCCTAAATCATCTCTCTGTCTTACTGATGCTGTATCTAATTTATAGTCGTAGGTTAAATCATTTATTTCAACTTGATATTTAACGCCAGAGGTTTCATCATACATTGGCGATATAAAATTATCATTTTCTGTGTCCCATGATGCTTTAAAATAGTTTTCATGAAGTGTTTGTTCATCAACATTATTGCTATACTTTTGAGGTAGTCGCCTACCAAACGCTGCTGATAATCCACCACCCATAACAAATGCTGCACCAATATAACTTATTGATTCACTCAATGTTGCTGTTGGGTCCAAACTTTGTCTTACAGGTTCTGATGCGGCAACTAATGTACCAACTGCTGCACCACCTTTAACAAACCTACTTGTCATAGTTACACCTTTTACAAATGGTATAGGCACATATGTCAATGGATCGCCAAGAGCTGCAACTAATTCTGGCATGATTCCTGCATCATCTCTTATTTGTCTTTGACGATTATTAAAATCTATCTTATCTTTTATTGCTTCAAGATGTTCTCTATTGCGTACATCATTAAATGCACTTTCATAATTCATGTATTCTGTGCCTTGTATTTCACCCATAACATCTAATGTTGGGTCCTCAGGCATATCAAGAAATGTTTTTTCATCAGTCATTTCTAAATATGCTTGTCCAGCCCAAGATAAATCCCAAGATGCTTCTACTTCATCCCAAAAGGTTGCCTCTTGTGTCAAAGGTTCAAATGTGCCTGGCTGATTATATTGAAATGTTGTGTAATTAGTTTTAGCCACCTTCACCTCTTGCACTCATTAATTCTTGTATACCTACAGTTATGGTATTACCACTATTATCAAATAGTATTCTTTGATTAGTTCCATCATTATTTGCATATACAAATCTATATTGCACTATATCTGCTGAACCGGGATTACCAATAACTTGTAAAAATACATTTGTACCCAATTCAAGTTCTTCATCGGTAAATCTATTGTCTATAATTTTCATTTGCTCTATATTTACGCTTTTGAATTTTTCTTCTATAATATCCATTTGTGCTTCTGTTGTTAAATAATCATCAGGTGGAAATCTAGTAAATGCCATTTGACCACTTGCTAAATCTATTTCATCACTTGCTGTTGTCATTACAGACCCAATAGAAACAGAACTTAATCCATAGTTATTACCTTTTTCAATTTTGACTAATGCAGCAGCTACAGCATCATCTAAAGGTATATCTGTTGAAAATTGCAAAGTTCGTAAAACATCATCTGCAACACTTTTTACAAATCTATTGCTTACCATAGTATCGTGCTTTATAGTAAATATTGTATCTGCATAGTTACTTTCAATTTTATCTCTTACTTTATTTCTAAAATCAATAATACTATTATAACCTTTGTCTTTTGCTACATCTTTTAAATCAATTAAATCATCTTTAACATTTTCCATTTTTGACATAAAATCTTGAACACCATCTTTAACCCCATATAACTCTACACTTCTTCTTAATATCATAGCTTTTTTTTCTGCTTTCTCACTTAATCCCATAGAAGATAAAACATCAGTTACTACACCTGTATTTTCAGTTGGGTGTACAGTTGCACCAGTTGCTACTTGCCATTTAGGGTCAGTTACCATTGTTTCAAGAATTGCAAAATTTGTATTATTATTTATTAAATTTGCCTCTATATAATTTCTGTAAGTTTCTGGTACAACACCAAGTTTTGATGCAACAAACGTATAATATTGGCCCATAACTTTTGGATCAGAATTAAAGTTAAAAGGTGTAAGATTTGCAGTTGGATTTTCTGTATTAAATTCAGCCATCAAATGTCTATTAATTTCACTATCAGCATTTTGTATTTCTTTAGCAACAAAGGTAACATCTTTTTTATCTACAAGATATTTACCTCCAGGACTAAGTAAACTTTGATTGATTAATCCTAATACTCTAGCACTTTTAACAGCACCAGTTTGTTTTGCTATAAGTAACTGATTTAATCTTGAAAATGATTGTCTTAAATCTTCGCCATAATCCATGAGGTCATTTTCAGATAAACCAAGACTTTCAAAAGTAATTGTTTCTGGTTTACCTGTTTCTAAGTTTGTTACTGTTACAGATGAACCTGGACCTTCATTAAATAATTTTTGCAATTCTGGTAAATTTTTTGTCATCAAAGAAATTTCTTCTAAGTTACCTGCTGATAAATCTCCTGTTGTATATTTTTGTAAACCAGCTCCAATATCTTTTATAATCTCTAAACTTTTTAATTTAGTATCAAGCATTACTTGTGCTTGTGTTGATGATTTACCAGCCAATAATTTAAGTTTATCTCTTGTATCTTCATACAACTGCATTGCTCTTGTAGGGTCTGTATAACTAAGCGTTGTCATAGCAGTTAAAGATTGATTGATAAGATTTGTTGCAATAGCATTATTGTAAGTATCAGACATTCTAATATGTTTATTAGATAATTCTGATGCTGCTGATAAAACTATTTGCTCTTTCTTTTTTCTATATGCTGATAATAATTCTGGTGGTATATTTTCTTCTATGATATTCAATGGTCCATTTAATTTATTTCTAAACTGAGCATTGATTTCACCAACTGATGAATTAAGATTGATAGATGCTTTCATGTTTATTTTTTCATTTTCAACTATTTGAGAAACACCTGTAAGCAATCCTTCAAATAAATTTGCTGCTGCTTCTTCTTCAAACTTTGTTGCAGCCCATGATGTTGTAATTAAATTTTCTGGAGTAGCATAATTAGTAGCTATTTGATATGTAGTACCATCTTCAGCTGTAAAATCTTCATAAACTAACTCAGCTTGTTTACCTAATAACTCACCTTTAGCTTCTTCTGATTCTTTTAAAAGAGCTGTTTTAGTTCTTAGAAAGCTATTGATAGCACCTGTAAGATTACCACTTTGAATAGCTTGACCAACAGCACGATTACCACTTCCACGAGTAACACCTATTCGTGATGCTTGTACTGCTACTTTTCTGTCTGCATCTTTAAGTGCCATTTTTAATCTCCTAACAGACGTTTATCAGATTCTGAGTACTTTGCATAATTAGGCCCTTTAAAAGGTTTTATTCCACTACTTTTTTTTGTTGGACCTAATATACCCTTTGCCGCTTCTCCTGCTGTAACAGCACTATCAAGTACTGACCCATAGAATCTATTTCTTGCACCAATTTTTGTTGCTTGAAGTCTCCTTTGACTATCACTTTTTGCATAACTTAAATCACGTTGACCAGACAGATATTCTAAATTAATATTTCTTAAATCAGTTTTTTGTTTTATTTTGTTATCAGCTAATAATGCTTGATAACTATAACTCTGTTCATCAATACCTGCTGCTGCAAGTATTGCTCTATTTGCTGCTAAATCTTCTTGAAATTGTTGTGCTAATATATTTTGTTTTTCAACAGTTTCTAATGCAAGTTGTATGCTTTCATCTTTGATTTGCTCTCTTTCTTCTTGTCGAGCTGCTTCTGCAAAAGCAACCTCAGATTTCATCTGACTTCTTGCTAAAAACATATTACCTACTGCTGCTGCAAAATATGCTTCTGGTGAACACATTAGTAGTATACCTCCGATGTTATGCCTAATACTCGCATTGGCAATGGTGCTGTCTGCGATACTGTTAATGTTGGATCTTTTTCATAGCCAAGCGTATGAACTTCTCTCTTACCTGTCAAGGATTGTAATCCAGAAGATGAGTCATTTGGATTACTACCTATCAAAACTTGATTAGAATTAATTGTAACATTATATGTTGTAGATAATTCTAATACAGCTTTACCTATTTTTCTTGGCATACCAGTCAATACACCAGCTTGTAATCTTGCATCTTGTGGTAATGTTTCTACAGTAATTGTGTAATCTAATCCTATATCTACTGCTGATGCTGGTGATGGAAAGACTGCTGTACCACCAGAAGCTACTGTTGCACTACCATAGTAAAAAAAATCGCCATCTTCTGTTGAGCCACTTGTTGCATGTACTGTCTTACCTACTTGAGTAATGCCTGTAAAGACACGACTGGTTAAAAATACTAGGTCAGTATTATCACTAATAGATGCTGTTACTGGACTAACTGATATTACATACTCATTTGATGTGCCTGTTGATACTACACTTGTAACTGTATGTGTTGTACCTGTGCCACCAAACTGAAAGGTCTCTCCTTGATTAGGACTGTTAGTTGCACCATCTATAATAAACTGACTAACACCAGATGATACTGCTCCTTTATTTTTTACTGTACCATGTGGCTGATAACTTGCTGACATAGTTTTAGTAAAAGACATATCAGTTGGTATATCAAACTGTGTCGTTGCAAACTGCTCAAGACTATATACTGTTGAGCCATCTATTGTTCTTGAAGTTAATACATAGATACTTGATGATAAACAACATATAGATAAATAGTTACCATCAGTATTCCATTGTGTCCAACCAAATATCTTTTGCTCTTTCTGACTACTATATACACACATTGTGCCATCAGTATTTACTAAAAAATATAATTGTTCAGTTCTATCTGGCAAGGTAGATGCTGTTGCTGTATCTACAGGATTATCAATCAAATGTGCAGACTCCAGACTAGTATTGTTGCTATCAAATAATTCAGTTGTTGAAGCAAAAACATAATCCCTTATGTTCTTGCCATTCTTTTGTATGTACAATGTACCTCCATCAAATGGTCTAGGCATACCTTTTTGTTGACAACCAAAAGATGTTTGCCTAACAATCATAGAATCAGTAGGTGTTATATTTTTACCTGTTTGTGGCCTTAAAAAAAACTCTGCACCACTTGTAAATATTTCTAGTACACGCCCACTTACTAAGTGTCTTATTTCATTTATCTGGTCAGATGCTATTTGCATTTGTAGACTTTCATCATCTTTTGCTGTGCCTACATCAAAGTTGAAAAATGAACCGACTTTACTTGATGTAAGATAATCTGGAGCATCTGTATTCCCACCAAAGTAAAGTCTTTGTTCGTGAAAAGCACAAGTTCTTGGATAACCATGTACATCACTATATAGTTGTTCATCCCACTTTCTTGTTGCTGGATGTCCAACAATTTTAACACTTGCTCCACCAGCATCTATAGATTCTGTTGCTGTATCACTTGAACCTGCTGTAAAACTAAATCTATTATCATCAATATTGGTGATTGTGAATGTGCCATTTATATTAGCACTTGCTAATCCATTTCCATCTGCATCAAAAATATCTTGTGCACCACTAATGGTTATACTTGCACCAGTAGAGAAACCATGTTGTGCAAGGGTTACTTCTACTACTCCAGATCCTTGAGATGTTTTGAATGGATTATCTTCTAGCTCTATTTCTACATCTCCTAGTAAAGTTCCTGTTAGTACAGTTGCTGATGTATAACCAGTAATCAATATCTCTGTACCATGATATCTTACTCTTGTGCCAATATAAGATGGACTTGATGTCCAATAATCAGCAGAAGTAGTAAGCGTAACTCCAGTTGAACCTTTTGCTGTTTGATTAATATCAAGTGTAATGTCATCTGCTGAAAATTTGAAATATGGTTGATATGTTTTTTCGTCATTAACACTTTGGTCAAAAGCAAAATCAGATAAAGTAAATGTAGTTGCACCAGTTCTTTTCAAAACTTTTGTTGCAAAATCTTTGTGTGCAATAATCATGGTATCACCTTGTTGCGTAACAGTAAGTTCAAATAACTGTGCTGTTGCTATACCTGATGATGTAATTGTTTGTAACAATGTACCTGCACTACTATATATTTTTATAGTAGTGTTTTGAAAAAGTATTACATACTCCTGGTCATCTGAAAAAATAAATGATTCTAATCTGCCTGTTGCCGAACCAATGTCTGCTCTGTGTACTGTGCCAGGTCGTCTTTCAATACCACCTTGATTTAAAGTCAATACATTCCTAGCTTTTTTTAATCCTTGTTCGTAAGCTACTACATCAACCCTACTAACAATCTTTGGGTCTAGCTCTCCTCTTACAAAACTTGCTTGATGTATTCTTTGTATTGGCATCCATTAGCTCGTAGGTGGTGTTGCATTAAGATTAGTTAAAGCAGTACGATTTCTTCTATTTCGTATTCTGTTAACATCCATGCGTTTTGTTGTTTGTGCTTGACTATCTGTTGATTTAGCTATTGCTATTTGTGCTGTTGCTCTTTGTTGATACAAAGTTGATAAACTATCATTTCTTGCTATAGAACCAGCAAACAAACTAGCAAGTTCAAATACCATGCATTGTTTAAAATATGGTGGGAACTCTGCCTCACTTGGTTGAAATGTGTAGTCGCATATTAACGTATCATTACTACCTGTATCAGCAAGTAACTTATCACCATATCTATCATAAGCAATAACATTATCATTGACTGTAATTGTGTGGATCAAAAGTGCATCACTTGGCATAGCATATGCAGACTTAAATCTGCCTAATGGTGCTACAGATTGGTAACTTAATTGTATCTGTTTTGCTGCAAATCTCCATCGAACTCTAGTCAACATAGCTTCCAATGTAGATTCATATAGCTGTCCAGCTACAGTAGATTCTGTTGTCGCTTCTTCAAAGCTAGTGATTATGTTAGCACCAACCAATACTAATGCTTTGTTGCAAATATCAAACCTAGTTTCTGATAACATAATCCCTCCTTGTATGAAGATGAGGGAAGGGTGTAGTCAGACCTTCCCTCAAGTTCAAAGCACTAATTAAGTGCCATTAGTTGTCGTAACAGTTGCTGCTCCTGTCGCTGATGTTACCACCAGCATGTCGACAGTTACTGTGCCACCTGTTGTTCCTGCAACCAAAATAATATCAAACTGTTTCAGACTTGAGGTTACATCATTGAAGTAACCACTACCTGCTACAGTTCCCGGTGCATCGGCAGTTTCATAATGAAAAATATTTCCAGTTCCACCACCAGCAACTAATTTTAACGATGTGCTAGTTAAAGCCATATTAACCTCCCTTATTCAGTAATCTGGATTTGCATGAAACCTTCTGCATCAATCGCTACGGCCTGCATACTCATCATAGATGTTGTTAAATGACTTACCTTCTCAGGAATATAGTTTACCTCAGTCTTAATATCAGCACCTGTAGCAAGGCCGATTGCAGACTTATGGTAAGCATGACAGTCTCTAGTTGTGCTAGATAATGTCAATCCTGAATGTGTGAAGTATAAGAACCCTAACCATCTCTTAGCAGTCATACCACCAGAGTAAGGTAGTTCACCTTCTCCAACATATTCTGCTCTTGAGAATTGGTCTATTTGTAACAAGTCAGCCCATCCAGCACTAGACACAACAAAATATCTTTCACCATCATCAGGAACATCTGCTTCACCAAATGTTTCATATGTGGTTAAGTTCTTTGCAAGTGTAAGTCCTGCACTACCATGAGCAATGTTTGCAGAGTTTGTACCTGCATCTAATACATCAATGATAAGTTGGTCTGTTTTTCTACCTAAAGCTGCTGCTGCCGATTTAGCTAGAACTTGTCTTTCGTCTATGTTTGTTTTTAACTCATCGAGTGTATCAACATAATCACTAGCATAAAAATCAGCTAATGTTACATCAACAGTACTATGGGTTATATCCATTGTTGGAACTTCTGCATGACGATTCTTAGTAACTGCTGTACCTTTCCCTACTTTCTGGAAACGTGCTTGGCTACCTTTTACATTTTTTGACTGCCTGACAGTATTCATCAGTTTTGAACCCATACGTTGATATGCCATATGAACTTCTGCTTCAAACTGTTTAATAAAGGCAGTTGATATAGATGTACTCATCGTTTATCTCCTGTTAAATTAAATTAAAATTTCACAGTTGTCCTTTATCCTTCAATTCGGTTGTCCATTTAGGGCCTATCTCCGACATATTGGGCTGTATTACTTTATCTACCAATGGCAGATGCTTATAAAAATAATACATTTCAACACCTTTTACAAGAGTTGGAGTAGAATAAAAGCTAAATTTTTGCCATTTTAGCCATTTAATACTACGTTTATGCTCTTTTGTTATAAAATTATAAACATATGTGTAGTGTGATTCTAAATATTGTAACCACTTCATATTGCCTTGTAGAAAAAATCTACTATGTTTTTCTAATAAATCAGAAGATAAAAACCATATAGCTGCTATTTTTGGTTGTCTTTTACTAACAGGCATAGCTCCCCATATAGCAACTATTTCATTTGTATCTTCTTCAAAGATAGTAAAAGTATGTGTATTAGGTCTGCAATATTGAAATGGTAGAAGTAAAGCTGTAAGTGGATCAAGGCCCATAACAGCTACTTCATACTTATCAAGTTGTTTTAAGTTTGGTGCTAAACGAAAACAATCATCTGGGATTGTTTTTTCTACATAAAGCATTACTTCGTAATCATTCTAAATGCTGCATCTACTTTAGCTACAAAAGCAGGGTCTCGATACTTAGGGTCATAGTATCTTTTGTCTTGCATCATAGCTCTTGCATCTTCAAGTGTAAGTTTCTTTTCTGGTTGTGCAAATTGTTCTGACCTAACACCAGTTTTTTGAGCTTCCATAACTCTTTCTAAAGCTTTAACACCTTCTGCTGATGTACCTAATGACCATTGTATAGCTTCATACTCGTCTGGTGGAAAAAATGTTTGAGCAAAATTATCAACTGCTTCTATTCTTGCTTCTGCATTTTCACCTAACTTATTCATTTCTTCATCAATATTTGTATGTTCTGCTTGTAAATTTTCTACAAACTGAGTAACTCCTGCCTGAAATTCATCTTGAGAAAAACCATTTTCTTTTGAAACATTTTTCCACCATTCAGTCATAGGATTTGCATTTACCATTTCTTCTGTAATACCTTCTGGCAGAGCAGGTAAGTCATAACTTTCAGGTACATTTTCTGCATGTTCTGCTGCTAATTTTTCAACAATTCTTTCTTCCATTTCTTCTTCTTTACCAGTACTAAACTTTTCTAATTGAGTATATGACTTAGCCATTTCCTCAGTTCTTATTTCTCCTGTTTCTGGATTATAAAATTTCTCAGGTATATACTCTGGTCTTTCTGGTATTGGTGGTTTTTCTTGCTCTGGAACTTCATCTAGTATTTCTTGTTCTGTTATTTCTTCAGCCATCTTTACTCTCCTCTACTATTTGTTGTGATTTGCCTTTACTCATTCTTCTTTGAATAAGCCCTACTATATATCTTTGTCCTTCAATATGACGTAGCTGTTCATTACCTATTTCTGGTCCAGCTACTGTATCTATAGTTATTGATTTTAGATATGCAAGTACTGTTGCTCCAGGTTCTGCCTTAAACAATGCGTTAAATACTGAATTTAATGTTTGTTCTTGTTCTGGAGTTCTTTCTATGCCATCTAAACCTATTAAAGTTTTTATGTCTTTTGCCATGCTACACCTCATGTAATTAAATTGTTCCACATGGAACATTAAGGAAGTAAAGGTACTTTCATCATTCAGGGATATTGTTCTTCACTTCCCATCTTAGAATATGAAATTGTTACCAAAAGTCAAGTACTTATTGTGGAGGTTCGGCTGGTGCTGTTGGTGCTGCTTGATTAACTTGTTGATATCTTTCCATTATTTCTTGCATTTCTTGTTGGCTTCTAATTAGTTCTTCTGGAATACCAAGCTTTCTAGCAACAAACTTTGCAACTTCATCTTGTTTAATCATAATATTTAATAACTCTGGTCCTACTCTACCTTGCATTAATCCTAAGAATCTATCTATGGTAGCAACATCTTGTTGATGTTGTGCCTGTGCCAATGGACTAGATGATTTGATTTGCACTTCTCTACCATTTACTACAGGTATTTTGATCCTTCCTTGTTTTTTAAGGATGTAAATAACTCTTGATAGTATTGGATTTACTAGCTCTGCTTGTAATCTACCAAACGCTGCACCTATTTGTCTGGATAAATCTGCTTGTCTTTCAGCTACTTCTGTTGCAGACATTGGTGTTTTTTCATTTGGATTACCTAACATATCATTATATAACGCTTTCTTTATGTTACTTCTCATATCTCTTAATACGAGGTCTGAAACATTAAAGTTACCTGCTTGTGCAATAGGTTGTAAACCTGCACTACCTGCTGCTTTCGGAATTACTGTGCCTGGAATAAGTGCAATGTTGTCAACATTAATGACTCCATCATCTTCCACTTGGTACATACCAGATATACTCATTTGTGCATTTTCTAATATTAGCTCTACGACTAAATTAGCAGTTTTAATTGCAGGTAATGCAAACTGTAAAGGTCCTCTACCATATACTTCTCCTGGACATTTTGACCAGCGATAAACTATATATGGATTACTACCCATACCTTTATATTCTTCTTGATAAATTTTATGTTCGTAATCTTCTGCAATGGCACAAAAAATATTTTTTTCTTCTTTAGTCTCTGAATAATCACGATATATAACTTCTAATATTTTAATTTCTTTGTCTGGATTTGCTTCTGCATCCATCATCATTTTTTCATTAAAGATAGGTTGTGCATACGCAAAAGTAAGTTCTTTCATTCTAATACTTCTTTTTCTATATACTGCATCTATCTTATCATCATGCCCACTTGTCAAGCATACTTGTGGCAATGGTATTGCTTTGAATTTTATTGGTTGAACAGCATCGCCTTCTTCAACTAATAAAACCCCTGTGCCTATTGCACAATCTAAAAATGTTTCATGTATCTCTTGAGAAAAATTTGAGTTTTGTAATATTTCAAATACATACTCTGTAACTTCATCTAATGCTAAGTTTACATCTTTTTGTTGGTCTGGTGGTACTTCTGTACCAGCAACAAAGTTTGCCCATCTTGCATAGTTAGGCACTATACCTGACTGTAATCTACTAGCAAACTCCTGGACTCCTACAACAGCAGTCTCATCAAAGATATGGTCTGTTCTTCTTCTAGCCATTGTTTCTGTGTAGAATGATTCTCTTTGTGGCAATGCTAACTCATGACATTCTTCCATGACAGGATTCCATTGGTCTTTAATTGTTTTAGCATGTTGATACTTTGCTAATATTCTTTTGACAGGATTTTCAATATGTTGCACGTTATCTGCTGCTTTAGAGTCTATCATTATGCACCTAATGTTTGTTTAGTTTTATAATCTTCACTTATCTCAAAACCTCGACCACCTCTACGACCAGATAACAAACTTCTTCTTCCTCGTCTACCAGCTAGTGCAGCTTGAGTTGCTTCAAGTTGGTCTGCTTTGAGTTGAGATGCTGTTCTTCTTTCTTCTTGAAGTGCTTGTCGTTGAGCTTTTCTACTTGCTTCTCTAGCTTCCTTTTGCTCTGCTGTAGGGCCTGTTGGCATCTTTGGTTTAAATGGTCCTGCACACATTACCTATTCCTCCTATCATATACATTACGTTTTGGTTTTACAGTATAAACATCAAAGTCTCTTTTTGCTACAAATGGTTTTGACTTCTTCCCACCTAGCACTAATCTTCTTCCTTCTCCTGCACCTAATAATAAATATTGTAGTGCATCATGTATATGCGAAAATCTATTCTTGTTTGGTTTTTCATCATAGCGTTCTCCACTTGTTTGTATACGCTTATAATGATAACCACCACTAAATCCTTTTATCAAGTTAATACATTTTGGATCAATTAACAACCCTGATTCTCCATCAGTCATTCTTGTTAATGTAGAATTAACTGCCTCTAATCTAATTAAAACATCATTAGATGGTGCAGGTCTTGCATTTATACCTTTACTTCTTAGTATTTGAAAGGGTGTTGCCTCATCTGTTTGTACTCTATGGTCTCCTGCTGGGTCTCCAAAGATGTAAAATTCTCTTGGCATATACAACGACATCTGCTGTTTAAGTAAATCAGAGTATCTTACAATACCCATATCCTCTGCTACTAACTCATCAAGTATTACCCATCGACCTCTTATGCGTTGAGCAAATACACAAGCTGGAGTCAATCCAAAATCTATTCCCATATAGATTGGTAGTTTATCTGCAACCAAACAATCACTCCTGGCTACATGCACATCATGTCTAAATGAGTCATACACTGGTTTACCATCTTCAATCAATCCTAGTTTGTTTAGTACATACACATCAATCCATGATTTAGTCTTACCTCTAATTATGTTGCGATAATAATTAGGCGTAAGATTAGTGGCATTTTCTGCCTCATCATTTGACTCATATCTATCTACTACATCATCTTTACCCATGATTTCATGCATTGCAGGTGGCTGGTTAAAAAATGACCAGTTGTCAGGTTTGACTAACATCTTCGCTTCTTGTTTTGTAAGATAGTCAGGCAGTACTGTTTCACCAGCAAGTATCGGCCACCAATGCTCTGTATCAGGTGCGTTAGTATCAGCGATAACCCCATACCAGCTTGGACCACCATCACGCATACTAGGGTAACGACCAACACGCATAGTACAAGCATCGACAATAGACTTGGGTATTTCTCTAGCTTCATTAATCCATACTCCTGTAAGTTCTAGTGATAGTAGTTTTTTTACATCTTCTGGTCTATCTAACGCTAAAAAGATAACTTCTAACTCTATATCACCTTTTTTTATCATGTGTGTAAAGGGTACGCTGTATAAAAACTTACCCCATTCTTCTTCTGGAAACCAATCTAACCATGTCTTAATGGTTGTAGTTTTTAGCTGTGGATTAGTATTTCGTACTACAGCCCATCTACTTTTGCGTATACCTTCTGCATTTGGTTCTTGTGCTAATGCTCTGCGTAATATTTCAATACAACAAGATACTGACTTGCCACTACCGACTGGCCCACGCAATCCACGAAAGAAACTATCATCTTTCATGAATGTCTTTACTACTGGTCCTGGAGCTTTATAGTCTAGTGATGCCATATTTTACTGCTAACTCATAAAGTTTCTCTACTGTTTCTCTTGACATGGCAGCAATAATTTTATCTGCTTCTTGGTCAGTAACAAAGTCTTTTGGATAATGTTTCATATGCTGTGTCTTTACAACCAACCTTACTTTATTCCATTGCTCTTGTGTATATACTGCTGAGTTTGCTAAATCATTCATTAAAATTTTTTCCTATATTGTAAATTTAAACCTTTTTTACCATCACGTTCTGTTGCTTCTACTTCAAGTCCACCACGTTTATATCTGATTAAATTTTTTCTATCATCTCCACGTTTTTCTGTTTGAACAGTTAAATTATTTTTTTCATATTTAATTCTTGATGTAGGTTCACCACGTTTTTGTCCAAAATTTATATCTATATTTTCATTTTTAAAACCTGCATCAAAGTCTATTTCAGTTATACGTTCTCCTTTATCATCTAAAATAGTTTCTGCTGAAGTATATATTCCATCTTTATCTCCCTGTAAAACACCACCTACGCCTGTTTGATATAAATCTGAACCTATTTCTTGAATAAAAAAATTACCTGTTATGGTATTACTTGCCATAGAGTTTCTAATTTGTTCTTTTGACAATGTTGATACTGCTCTTGAACCTCCAGAAAAACTACCACCATCAGAATCAAATAAGTTACTTAATTCATCTTTTTGTATTTTAGTATTTGTAAATTGTTTATATCCTTCTTCAAACATTTTGCTAGTAAAACTCATTGGCCTATCTTCTTGTGAAGCCCATTCTGCAACTAACCAATCATGTTCCAATGCTTCTTTTGTTAGATAATAACTTCTATGCTCTGGTTTATTTTCATGTTCCATAAAAAATCTAACCATATTTGGTACATCATCTTCTGTTACTATTCCATTAAAGTTTGGATTAATTTTTTTCATTTTAGCAGTTATAGATGATACATATGCATCTACATCATTTTCTGAACCAGGAGCAAATCTACTAATGATATCACGCAGATTATTAAGAGGTGCAGGATTTCCATATTTATCTTTTTTTCCTAAATAACCTTTCCCTTTAAACAATCTAAAACCAGCTCTTAGTCCTGTTATCCTACTATCAAAATGAGCAAATGGTTTTGCAAAATCAACTCTATTTATATTTTTCTGTGGGTATTTTTGTTGAATTAATTTTTTCATTTCTTTACGAGCATCTTTCCAAGATAAATTTTTTGTTTTTTCTATTATTTCTTTTCTGTATTTTTCGCTGATAGCAGTAACATCGCCACCTTTTGTAGTAAAGGTTTGTGCCATTCGATATCTATCTTTTTGTGGATTGTAATTTATTTTTGCTTTACGATCTGCAACACTACTATAACCATCAGCATAGACACCTATCTGTCCAGACCAACTATCAGTTAAATTTACAATTTCAATATTTAGTGGATTGTTATACAGTTCAGCCATCTACACCTCATGCGTATTGTAGATAATCTCCCTAGCCATTTTTTCTGCAAGTTCTTGTGAATGTCCTTTTAGAAGTTTTACTTCAACACATTGTTGAAAACGTTTTTGTTTTTCTGCATCAATGGCTTTTTTTTCATTGGCAACCATAATCTTTGCTCTTGCTTCTGCTTTTTGTAATTTAGTTAAAACTTTTTTTTTAACTGGTTTAACACCCAATGGTTTTACTTTTGGCATACTACCTCCTAACAGTTCCATGCTCTAAGAGCTTTATTGATTCTTGAGTTTGGGTCTCTAGCTGTTTTAGCTGACGTTAATTTTTTCTTCATGCCTTTCATTCTAGCACAAAAAGATTTACGCCTCGCCTTATCACGCTTGGATTTTGGATTAGGTGCTGGTGGTTTTAGATTACCACCAGTACTTCTATTGTAACTGGCTCTCCCTTTGGCGTTCAGACCACCCTTTGGGTTCTTACCAGCTTTGCGTTGCCACGCTGGACTCTTAGCCATTAGTACTTAATCTTTTTTGGCTTTGGCATTTTTACTTTCTTTTTCTTTTTCATACCTGGCATTATTAACCTCCTTTCTTTTTCATCATTTTCATGATTCTATTGCGAACTGCCTTTGGCAAGTCCTTCATGTGAAATAACTTCTCACTTGATTTTGTATGACTCTTACCTGTATGTAAAGTGCCATCAGCCATCTTATGTGTCTTGCCTGTAAACAATGTGCCATCTTTTGTATAATGTGGTACGCCTTTCATTTTCCTAATTTTCCTCTGTTGTATCGTTTTGCCATTCTATTATATATTGCTATATCATCTGTTTTTTTCATTAATCTAGTTTTTTTTACAACTGGATCAAAAGCACCAAAAGTTCCATCGTCCATTTTAAACTTATCGTCTGCTCTATCAAGAGCTTCTTCACCTTTTTTTATTTCTTCCTTATTCCTTTTTACTTTGTTAGCTTTATCAGATAAAAATTTCTTTTCACTTTTCTTACCACCTCTTTTCTTGTACAGCTTATAAGCTAACTTGGCAGCTTTTAATGCTGTTGGTCCTAGTATAGATGCAACTTTCGCTGCTGCTAGTAATGGTAATGCCATCATGCTCTCCTATATTTTCTAGTTTTTTTAGCTATATCCTTTGGCTGACTGCTAAACTGTTTACCTTTGGCTGTGTCTGCCCTTTTCTTAGCTGTTGTCCTAGCATATTCTTTTGCTGACAATCTGGCAATAGCTTTTTTTGGTAGATAGCGTTCGCCTGTCTCGCTGGACTTCTTACCTGACTTCGTACCCCAGTCTTGCTTAGACCACTTAGATAATTTGTTGGATTTTTTCTTTGGCCCTGAATATGTGCCACCTGCTTGTTTGTAATACTTGACTGCTAACTGCATGGCTCTGGCTGAATGTTTGCCACCCATCTTAGCTCTGGCTCTGGCCTTTGCTGCCGCCCACTTCTTGGGGTCTCTTTTCTTTGCGGTACTCATTTCTTCTGTTGCTTACGCTTACGCATAAGAGATGCAATAATCTTTTTCTTGATGGCATCAGGCAGGTTCTTCTGTTTGCCCTTCAACAAACTCTCACCTTGCATCTTCTTCATGACACTCCCCTGTAGTTAAAATTTTACTATAGCGAAAAAAAAATATTTTTCAACATCGAGTTCTGGGAAAAAATAATGCGTGGATACTACGTCATTACTAGATATGCCACCTATTTTTTAACCCCACAGGTAGCCATAGCAGGTCAACCTAAATCTATATTTACCTTGAAGTCTCCGATGATTTGATGTTGGTGCTTATCAGGTGCTTTATGACCTGCTCTGTCAAGTATATCCTTCGCTGATTCCATCTGGACATACTCTGAGTTGGCGTTCTGAGAGAGGCGTGTCAAGGTTCGCACCGCCTTGATACTGTTGAGTCCGAATGATTCCTTTATCTGTTGGTGCATGTACTCAGCTACATGAGACTTCTTCAGCGTTGCGTAACCTTGCACTCCAGGAGTCTTGCCCTTGTATCCTGCGAGTCTTGACGCCTCCTCGACAGAACAGCCATCTCTTAATAGTATGTCTACTAAGTCTTTCTGTCTTTGATTCAGCGAAGGAGGTTTCTTCGGTAATATTGCGTTCACGTTCTTGAGTTGTGGCATATCTAATTTCGGTTGTTACCTTTTCTCGATAGAAACATATGGCGTTCTATCTGTCAAGCCACTAGCCATAACGTATTGATTTTGTTACAACCGAAATTGACAGTTTCGATGTGGCTCGATTTGTACTGTAAGTTGTTGCTGAGATTGTTGTATTCATAAGGTTGTAATTGCCATTTCTATCTGTATATCATTTACTCGTTCATAGTCCCCATCTTAAATGTATTATTAAAATTAAATTTTTGCGAATACTACACCAATCGGCATACTCGTAAAGCCCTGCGGGCTTTCTCCTTTCATACGACTTGCTACGCAAGTACTTCGTACACCGATTGGTCGCTTTGCGGTTTTCGCAATTTAATTTTAATACATTTATAGGAGACTATTATGAGTAAAGATATAACATTCAAGAAAGCAATTACAACACTTATGAAACAACCTGAAAAGGCTGATGACAGAAGTACTTACGAGCCACATCGTGAAACTGCAAACGATTTGGTTCGCATGTATCTAGTCAAATGGCATAGATGTCAGATTCAGATAGAACGTAAGTTAATAAAGCTTAATGAAATGGCACAAGCAAAAGGATTTGAATCTTTTGCAGATATGCCACAAGTCGAGATTGATTCCAATCACGACATTGAAGAAGAAAATCAGGTGCTTGAAAACTTCAAGTTAACTCAAAGTGAACACCAACAAAGAATTGATTTAGTTCCTGAAGTTTATGCTGAGTTAGGATATGAAAATCCTGAGAAAATCAACATGAATCCAGATATGAGTTTCATGTACAAGGTAACAACTCCAGTAAAATCAAAGAGACCTGTTACTACAAAACAACCAGCTAAACTTAGCTAATCTCTACGAGTTAGACTTCTCGCCAAAAAGTCAACCGAATTAATATACTAGTTACGCAGTTCTAGTGGCCAAAAACTGCACAATTTACAATGGAGATAAATATGATGTTACACGCACTTGAAATATATGCACAGGGGATACTAATAATTCTTGTAATATTATGTGCAGTATTTATTATCGAAAACTTTATTTTATAGCTTGAGATACAGAACAGATATGGTATAGTTTACAGAACAGAAGTTTAGTAAATGGTCTTTCATTGCCTACTCCTAGAACTTCTGGTGGTGTTAGCTTTCACCATGCGTTAAACGAACCATTGGTCAAGGTACTCTAGGTAATATGGTATACAACCTTGAACCAAGTCGCAAAACAAAAAGCATGAATTACCAAGCGTGGGTTTGAATCCCACTAGGTATAGATACAGACTAGGTCATAGCATTGTTGATATCACAATCACTAGCGATAGTCTGTATCGCCCTCATAAATCTGGGGTGTACGATGTCCGAATGTAATGCCTACTTTGTAGCTCTATGCATGTCGGTTATGTCTGCCAGAGTGAGGTCTTGGTCTTGGTGTGGGAACTTGAAAGTACAGGAAAGGATAGCATCAAGACTTTTTGATTGTAACATGGTACTAACCAATAAAAACCTCGTTTAAGGTCATCCTGTTGAGCTAGTAATCGATAAAGATGAATGCAGTAATAGGTTATGGTGGAAGGTTAGCTAAGTCTATTCCAATTCAAAGCCATGTTATTTTTATTAATCACAACTCGGAGAAACATTATGGTATTAGGTATATTATTAACAGCACATTATTTTGTGGTAATTCCCGCTATAGTCCAGGCACTTCACTAAGGTGGATGGTATGGATCAACTATTATTATTAACTGCCCTAATCATACTCTTAGTAGTATGTGTTAGGGCCTAACTAAAGAGGTGTAGTCATGTCATATAGTTTTATTACAAAAGATATAGAAAAATTATTACGTTACAACCACAAGAACACAGATTTTGCTACAGAAAGTATTGGCAAAGAACCTGTTGTGGTTAAGTATTTTAATCCAATAGGTGCTGGTGATTGGTGGGCATACAGCATGGATGAAGAAGGTATTATGTTTGGTATCGCAGATATCTTTGAACCTGAGTATGGTTATTTTCATATAAATGAACTCAAACAAAATGGTATTGAAAGAGATATGTATTATTCAGGGCCAGATACATTTGAAGAAGTAATGATACAACAAAAAGGGAGGTAGTCATGGGAGCATTGAATGATATAAGAGAAGCCTGGAGTGATAGATATGTTGATATATCTGACACAATAGACACTATGCTTGAGATGGGCATTACCATCCCAGCTAAAGAAGAATGGAAAAGTATGGGTAAAGACGAAAGAAAAGCTTATATCCATGCACTCGCAACTAAGATAACTGATTATGAAATAGAAAAGAGTAGCCAATGAGTAAACCAAAAGTAATTATAGATAAACCAGACAAGCTAGTGAGCTTGAGGAGTATAACGATGGATAATTTTGAATATAAACAGATAATGAATGATGACCAGCAACTAGAAGAAACTCTTGAAGAAGAACAGTTACGAGAGTTTATCAATCGTGTAATCTACGCTATAGAACAAATCAAAACTTTCCCTGAGTATGAAAGAAAACATATGGCACTTCGTATTGACCATGTTGATAAGGAAGTATCTATTGTATGGGATATGTCAGAGCTAGAACTTGAGACGTTAGATGACTTTCTTACAAACAAAAGTGATATTGATCAACATGTAACTGTAAGTCAAAGGATAGAGTAATGGAAAGTTGGCAAAGACGTTATGCAAATAGAAAAGAGGAGGCGTTTCAGCGTATCAAGAAACGCCTGGACTCTGTTGAGTGTCCATCATATATCAGGCAAGAGGTATGGTTGGATGTGGTATACAACACAGCTAAGAAATTAGCACACAATTACATGACGAGTATTCGTCAAGGAGAAAGACTATGAGTGAATTATGTCTAACAATAGATGAACAAGTATGGTTAGTAGAGCTTATCAGCACCAATACAGAAACTGCTGCAAAGTTTTTAGAAAATATAGATGAAAACAACGTTACAGAATATCCTAAAGAGTATGTTGCTCTTATGACTAAGTGCTATCACGCATCTAAGAAACTAGGTGGGTTGATAGAAAAAATAAAACACAACGTAGAGAGGTATGAAAATGAGTGAAGTAACAATACACATAGAAGTATGTACAGATAATTCTGCATTTGCAGGATCAAGTGATATTGAGCTAACAAGAATTGTTCAAGATGCAATCCAGCATGTCAACACAAAAAAATGTATAAGTCGAAAGTTATTTGACATCAATGGTAATCGTGTTGGTCAAATCAAATCATATGTTGATTTAGATAGGTACGACAATGACTAGCTGGATTAAATTATTCCTGATAACACTAATAATTTTGGTATTAGTGTTAGCAGGGGTAGAGTTTTTATTAATCACTTTAACCGAAGGAGGTTATTAATGCCAAGATATACATATGTAATATGTGATAACAACACAATAAAATATTTACATGTTCAACCTAAAGTAACCTTGAGGTCAAGACAACAAGTGCAAGAATGGCTTGATATTAAATATAAAGACCGAAGAACTGGGCATATGAACTTATATGGTGTAAATATTCCAGATTATCCACTTGAGCAACCATTCTTAATATCTGTATTAAGTGGTCATGTTAAAGTAAAAAACTTACCAGAAGAAGAAGAAAGATTAACATATGATGAATGGAAGGAGGGTGCTAAATGAAAGGTACAGGGCCAATACGCAAAGTAAATAAGTATGAAGAAGTAAAAAAATATTTATTGAAGAAAGGTAAGATAACTAGTTGGGAAGCGATAACAAAGTTTAGAGCAACCAGATTGTCAGATATTATTTATAAGATGAGAAATCGTGGATATGATATCTATGGTATATGGGAAACAAATAAAGATGGCACAAGATATATGGTGTATAAATTGGAGAAATAATATGAAAGATAATATAGGTTGGTATATAACCTTTGCCATATTGATTGGTATATGGATTGTGGTGATACAACAATGATGTATAAAGAATTGGTGAAAGCTCTAATCACCAAGAGAAAAAAGTTTAGAGTAGATACGATGACAGTATCTCAGATGATTGGTGTAGCTGATAGTTTGGTAGGAGACTGGGAACGTGGCAGGAAGTTCCCATCTGCTGCCAATCTATTTGCATGGTGCAATGCTCTTGAGATAGACCTTGTTATGCGTGATTATGAAACAGAATGTCCACCAGACTTTGAGGCAACATCTGCCATCATTGAATGGTGTCAACAACAGGATATAAACTATGACGAAGAAAGAGAAAAATTTACAAACTACTACATCTCAAGGGGTAGAACCAGCCACAACTGGCAATCAATGTTCAAACTCTGGGTTCAAAGGTCTATCGAGTTTAGACGAGAGAGGGAAAGCAATAACAGCAACATGGATAAAACATCGGCATCCTATGTTCGAGCAAGACGTGAACGACTCCTTAATATGTCAAATGTATCAAGTAAGTTTCTTGAAAGAAAAGGTAAAGACAAGTGAATTGATTACTGCTCTTACTAATTGCAAAGAACTTATGCAACCATGTAAGTTAGCAGATGTTCAGATAATGCTTGAGACTGTATGTTCAACATTCAGTTGTGCTGCACCCAATGAACTAGGTCTACAAACTTATTGGGAATTGCTCAAGAAATATCCTGGAGCTTTATTTCCTTATGCAACATTACATATATGTAGTACCTACAAATGGCCACGATTGCCATTACCAAATGAGTTTATAGAGTACCTAGACCATGAGGTAAAAAGATGTCATGACTTTATTAGAAACCTTGAGAACTCAGCAGAGTGGGCTTTACAATTAGAACAAACATCATATAAAATAGGAGACTAATATGAGTAGTGTAGTCAACATAGATAGACATATGGGTATTGGTGGATCAGATTCCGGGATTCTTATGCAAGAATCATTAAGTGGTATACACAACCTTTGGCTATTGAAAACACAACGCAAAGAACCAGATGATTTATCAGATGTTTTGCCAGTACAAATGGGTGTACTGACTGAAGATTTTAATAGGTCATGGTTTACAAAACAGACTGGTATTGAAACTGAACCTTATCCAGGTGTTATAGTAGATGGATTTAGATATGCACACTTTGATGGTGTAACTCTCCCCCATCAAAAAGAAATTATTGAGTGTAAACATACCAATGCTTTCAACACTATGCGTAAGGTTAAGACTAAATACTATGCACAAATCCAACATTATTTACTGCTATCCAAGTTAGATACTTGTTACTTATCAGTATTTTTTGGAAACATGAAATGGGAATTTGTACCCATCAAAAAGAATCTACAGTATCAAATAGAACTGTTGAAAAGACAGGAACTGTTTTGGGAACTGGTAGATAAAGACGAAGAACCAACAGAGGATAATACCTCATGGAGACTATATGAGTAAGACAACTAACTATACAAAAGAACTTATTGATAGTTTTAAAAACAAATATAAATTATCTAGTAGTGATTTTTGGGAACTCAACAGAGGTGGTAGAGAGTTAATGATTATCAAACATAATGCAGTCGAAAGAATTGCTATGCAGGAAAAGATGTCTTGGACTTTGACCATTGAAAACTTTGCACCTGATGTTGTAGTCAAATGTTGTGCTACATGGAAAGATAATCACATTGAATCATTTGGTGAATGTACAGCACAAAACAACAAGAACTCTTTTCCATATGCTATGGCAGAGAAACGTGCAGTAGATAGATGTGTATTGAAATTATTAAATGCACATGCATATATCTATTCAGATAGTGAATCAGATGATTTCAAACAACCGAAAGAATCTAAGGAAGAACAATTAATAAGTAGAGGTGAAGGTAATGCATAACAAAATAACATTGATAGGAAGATTAGGTAGAGATGTAGAAGCTAAAGATTCTTCAAATGGTAATAGATACTGGAGATTTAGTATTGCTACCAATGAATGGATTAAATCTAAAGATAAAGAAGAAACAACTTGGCACAACATCACATGCTTTAATGATTATATTGGTAAAGAGTTAGATAAAAAGGGTAAAGCTGGTACATTGCTTTACATAGAAGGAAAACAAGTTTACAGCACATATATCAATAAAGATGGACAAGAGGTTACTGCTGGTGGTGTAGTGCTTGATAAATTTAATTCTGTTTGTCATGTATTGGAAAGGTCAGCACCTAAAGCTACAGGTAATGTAAAAAGAGATGATGAATTTGATGATGACATGCCATTCTAGGAGGTAATATGTTAGTAGGAATATTGGTAATACTATGGACAGTAGGGATGGTAGTGTGATGGAAGATTTATTTGAAGAAGATAAAGAGTATGTAGAAAATCTTGAATACATGAATGACAAAAAAAAGTATTGGATTAATTATTTTAATGCTCGACTTGCTGAAACTACTGACCCTGTAAAACAACAAAAAATATTAGAATTGTTAAAGGAGTATGTATGAAAATAAAAGCAAGACAAAGAGATGTATATTATTTTATCAAACATTTTATTTCTGCATATAAAACATCACCAACATATAAAGAGATATGTGCTGGGTGTAGAATAAAAAGTAAGAGCCATGCGTTTGATATAGTGTCTCATTTAATATCACAAGGATATCTTGAGAAAATAAAAAGTGAAAATATGATACGTCAGTTGAAACTTACCAAGAAAAGGTATAGGATTATGATGTAATTCTCGAGTTGGGGGGTAAATAGCCCTCAATCCATGTTAGGCCTCCATATGCGAGGCCTTTTTTTTTCTGATATGTTAGTATAGGGAAGGGTATAAAAAGCTCTATATGGGCCTGTAAGAGGGCAAATATTTACCTAAAAGGCTGCCAATTATCTAGTTCTTGTTGAAATGTATCTTTTTTTATTTTTTCTGCATTTATAGGAATTGGGGATACAAGCTGTCTACCAAAAACTATAATGAGAATAAATAATAAAATAATTATTAACAAATCTTTCACTTCAATAACTCCTGGACTTCTTTCAACAGCTCTTGTTGTGTACCCCATTGCTCTGTAAATTTCTTTGGACTGAAATGATAACTGTATTCAGATGTTCTATGGTGAGGTGGACATAATGGTATAGTGCAAGTGTGGTCAGATTTCTTACCTAACATATACTTTTCTTGAATATGATGTATTTCTGCTGGACTATCGTAATGGCCCATCTTTCTACAAATAATACAACCTAAATCAACTACTCTTTGATAATGTTCTTTGACTACTTTTTTCATTTATCTTCTAACTAAACTACCACCAAAATATAATCCTATTATACTTGATACCACATGTGTGTCCAATGGTGTAATCACCAAACCATCTAAAGGTTTCCATAATGTCATGTCAGTACTGCTACTGAATATCCAAAACCCTGATGATACTGCTTCGGTATAGCCAACATAAATATTTAAACTTGGATCTATGAATGGTGCTAGTTTAGGCAACACTATGATTGCCATTACGCACATCAAAGCAATGTATCTCCTGGTGTTTTTAGTAAATTGGTCAGTAACATTTCTAGCTTTATCAAACTGTTTGCTTTGAAATCCTGCCCTATGCATTAGAGCTTTCTGTTCATCTGCTTTGTCTTTGGCTTTCTGTGCCATGATAGATAGCACCCCACCTATGACTGTGGATGCTCCCATGCTGATTAGTTCCATTGGTATCATGCTATCGACCTAAGGGGTTATCGTTGACAATCTCGTACAGTTTTTCAAATTCCTTTTCTGACCATTCAGATACTCTGTCCTCTGCTTTATCTATCTCATCATAGATTTCAGATATTTCATCTTTCATTTCTGTAAGCTGTATGGTTTGTGCTTCTATGATACCTTCGAGCTTGGATATTCTATCCAACAATCCTGAGGTATCTGTCTTCTTTATCTTCCCTAATCTGTTATTTATCTTCTTGATATCATCTACTGTACTTTGGAGCTTTGAATCGTTTTGACTCATTTTGTAAATCACGCCACCTGCGGCTGGTATAAACGTCAAAAGCAATGATAGTAATACCGCTGGTGTTAAGGTTATCGACTTGCTGCCCTCCATATATCATCTCCTGTTCTAAGCTGATAGTTTCCACTAATGTAATTGATTCTGTTATGTTTTGCAAATAAGCAATCGGTAATGGAAGCTGTGCTATGGTTTTAGGCCTCGAAGTATTGACAGGCAAAGTAGCTTTAGGTTTATCAACTTTCTTTTTAACAGACTTTGTATCTCCACTAGTTTTAGTATTAACTTTTGCTTTGGACTTAGATTGAGACTTTTTGTTTCCACTATCTTCTCCACTACTTCCTTCATCTTCTCCTGTTGCAACCTCTGTTGTGTCGCTTGGCTCTCCTCCTTTGTTGGTATCGGCTTTGCTTTCACTACTACTTTCTTTGCTCCCTTCTTTGGTGTCGGCACTTGTGTCTGGTTCAGGTTCTGATAACTCGCTTCCTGTTGTTGTTTCTGCCTTAGCGACTTCAATTTGTCCTTCTGTTTCTGGCTCAATTTTCCTCCCTTCATTCTCTGCTCCTGCCATTTCTGGCTGTTGTGGTTCAATTTCTGCAATCTCCTGGATTGGCTGAATCTCAGCAATCTCAGGTATATCAATAGGCATCTCCACCTGTATCTCTGGGATAGGTGAAGGCATATCAATTTCTAATGGTACATCTATCAACTCTGGCATATCTACTTCGATTGTTTCAATCTCTGGGATATCAGGTATTTCAGATATTGTACCACCTATACTTGGCAATGTAGGTACATCTTGGATTAAATCAAGAGTTACCTCAGTAGATAAATCAAGACCACCAATCATGGTTTCTTCTTCTACTGTTTCTATAATTTCTTGTACTGTAGGTTCTATTATGACTTCTACTACAGGTTCTATATATTCTTCAATGGTAAACGAAAGATTAATATTATCTATGATAGGCCCATACCAGTTACTGCTATTGCCAGTATCATTGCCTACAATATTTAAGTTCACATCTAAATCATTGGTATTAAAAGTGCCTAAGATTTCCTCACTAAATGAGTAATCAGCCCACCCATCTTCATAGGGTATAGCCGAAGTATTTGAAATTACCTCAACAGAATCTGTTGCTGAAAGGGTAATTGTGCTTACGATTGTGTCATCTGCACCTGCTGTACACCATTGATTACCTGTATTACCACAACCAATACCTTGATAGTCCATGTGTACTTCTTTGACTACATGATTCTCTGGCATACTTGATATGTCTACATCCTGGCTGATACTGCCACCTTGATATCTAAATCGCATACTCTTTGATGCGGAGTTAGAATAGGTATTGGGGTCTCGCTTGACTTTATTTTGATCGTTATCTGATAACTCCCAACCAGAAGTACCAGTAGTAAAACTATTATTATTTAGTAGGTTGTCCGTAGTTTCCTGTGCGTTTAGGTTTGTCAACATTAAACTTGACACGCCTAGCCATAGGATTACGAATGATGTTATTTTCTTCATCTAATATTCCTCGTTTTCTATATTCTATAATAGCTTCCTTACCAATTAAACCATTAACAGGACAGGGTGAACCTGCTGCTATCATAGCTTCAAATACTCTAGCATCTTGACAGAGCAATGCTGTGGCAGATATTTTCAACCCCATCTGAGCAAGAGACCTAGATAATTTAATTCTTTGGCAAAACTCGTCAACAATATGTGAGCCACCTGAGATACCAAGAAACCCTGCTGATATACCGCCTGATGCACCAACCACACATATATCACTATATGCTCCTGATGGTGCTACTGAGGGTACTGAAGGTGGTGATACAGGCATATCCTTATATCGGATATTACTATCGGCTGCTTCACATTGAGATATATATGCTAGGGTTATGGCAAGTATTACTATGAGGGCTACACTTCGCATACATCAGTCTGCATCTGCTATGGTGTTGCCATCAATAGCTTCCCACTCTTGATATACAACATAATCTGAATTACTTGTATCTGTTGGAATCCAAGAATCTGATATAACATTACCAGAATCATCTGTAACTACTTTGCAAATATAATCTGTTCTTACTGCACCACTTTCAATTTCTGGTGGATATTTAACTTTTTTGTATGTTATAGCCATATTATCTCCTAAGCGAGTTCTGCATCACATTCTACAAAGGCATCTCCATTAGCAACACCACGACAGAATCTACCATCTTGTGCCATACCTGATACTGATATATCTAAATGTACAAAAAAGAAACCTGTACCATATAGCTCATTATAGTTTGAGCCATTATTTTGCATTGATTTGACAATAAAACCTGTACCAGCTCCAGATGTGGTAACACCTTGTTGAAATTTAAAGGTACTTACTGCTGATGTTGTTATTGTTGGTGTTGTTCTCATTGGAAAGAATGGCACAAAAGTTGCTCCTCTACCTGTTCCATCAGATGAAAAACCTTGACCTACTCCTGTATTGTTTGGAGATTTTGAAATCTGATAATATCTGGTACATCTGTCAATATTTGTTTTAAAATCCTCATATTGAAATGATGGTATTGTTGCACTTGTATATTCCCCAATTTCTAATTGAACGCCTGTCAAAAACCATTCATTATCAGTACTGTCTGCTAAATTTACATTTGAGCCAGATACCCTATTGGCATTGGTATTTGAAGCCCAAGCAGAGGTATTAACTGTTCCACCACTATAAGTACTCCCAGCACCAAGCCACCAATTAATAACAAAACTTGGCCCATTATCGTTATTTAAAGCACCTGTGGTATCTGCTGGTACATTAATTATTTTTTCTTCCCATGTATTTGCACTATCAATAGTATAAGTTTTTGATATCTGTCTTGAATTATCAGTATCAAAAAATTCTACTGTATATGTGCCAGTTTTATTACTTTTCACATAAAACTTCAAAGTAAGTTTTTCAGCTGAACTTGTGCCTTTTTTGAGAAGTTGTAAATCTTGTCCTTCAAATAGGTAACGACAAATCCCAAAATGTCCAGCACCTAAACTAGTATCAGCTGTTGTGCAATCCCATTTTAATGACCTATTATCAAAACCTGTGCCTGATGGCCCATCTGTATCTTGGCTCATAGTCCAAGTACCAAAAGTGTCCATTTGAAATCCAAATCTATCTATTTGATAATCAGTAGCACCAGAGATACCAGTTAAAGATGTTCCTCTTTGAGCTACTGCCATATTACCATTTATAATAAGTGGTTTAGCATTTGGTCTTAAAGGTGTTGGTATAGCATCGGTTGCTAGTTTAGCTAATGTAACTTGTGCATCTGCAATATGTGCTGTGTCTATAGAACCATCAGTATAATGCTCTGAGTTGATAGCATCATCTGCAATCAAAGCAGAAGTTATTGCATCATCTGCAATTTTTGCTGTACTTATTGCATCATCTGCTATGGTTAAAACTCCTGTATCAGCCAGAGTTGCATCGCCTGATATTACATTATCAATGTATTTGCTTGTGCTTGTGTCGTATAACAAGATAGAGCCATCAGCAGGTGAAGTAATATTTGTATCACTTAATCCAGCAAGGGTAGAGCCAGTTACATCATCAAATGAACTACCATTATAAACTTTTAATATATTTGAACTGGTGTTAAATACCAAATCTCCAGCATCATTATCAGAACCTGGATCAGATGAGGCCACTCTATATCTTGCAGCAAAACTGTTTACACCTGATATGTTAGAAGCAACAGTATTTACATTTGATATTGAACCTGCAACAGAAGCAATATTGCTGACCACGCCTGATGCTCCAAGCGTTGCCATATTGGTTACGTTGTCTGACGTTGCTAGTATATTTAAGTCGGTAACAATATCTGATGTTGCCAATGTGTTCAAATCAGAAACTATGTCCGATGTTGCCAACGTATTGATATCAGAAACTATATCCGATGTCGCTAACGTATTTAGGTCAGATACTATATCCGATGTAGCCAATGTATTTAAATCATTTACCACATCTGTAGTCGCTAATGTGTTTAAATCTGATACAAAATCAGATGTAATAAAACTAGCTTTTGCTGCAACACTTGTTACATTACTAGATATTCCAGCCACAGTTGTAACATTAGCAGATATTCCTGCTACTGTAGTTACATTGCTAGATATACCAGCTACAGTTGTTATGTCTCCTGTTATTGTTCCAAGTGTAGATAAATTTGTTGCTGTAATGGTACACGCTGGGTCTCCATCTGCATCAAACTCTAGTATTTTATTTGCTCTACTTGCTTGGACAGGTAGTTGCATGTCAAAACCTGTAGTGGTTTCTGCCAATGGTAAACGTATTGACCTAGATGCACTTTCCTCTCTCTCTGCCATCATAGCCATTAATGTATCTAACTGGGTATTCAATGCTGTAACATCAAATGAGGCAGCAGGTGTAAAATCTGTTAGTCTTTCTACTGTAATATCACGAACAATAACAATGCTGTCATCTGCTGTAGCACCACCACCTAGTGTTATTGTGCCTCCAGCTCCAAA